AGCTTCGGTAAGAAGAGTGAACTTGTGGAAGGCGCAGTAAAACAGGACGAACAAGGTGAATACCTTGAGATGGTTCTGTCAGACAAAGACACCAAGCTGATCAAGTATCTCGCCAAGCACAAGCATACTAGCCCCTTTGGTCATGCCTTTGCATCGTTCCATGTTAAGGCACCTGTGTTTGTAGCACGTCAGCTAGTTAAGCATAAGTTTCTACGTTGGAATGAGATTAGCCGCCGCTACGTTGATGAAGAGCCTGAGTTCTACTCACCTGATGTATGGCGTGGGCGTAGTCAGGATAAGAAGCAGGGCAGTGATGGTGTCGTGGAGTTTGACCCTTATCATGTATATCTCCCTGACCACTGCAGCTACCGTGCAGAGGACATTTGCATTGATGTTTATGAAGCAATGCTTGAACAAGGTGTAGCCCCAGAGCAAGCACGTATGGTACTGCCACAGAGCATGATGACTGAGTGGTACTGGTCAGGTAGCTTGGATGCCTTTGCTGATATGTGTAGCCTACGCTGTAAGCCCGTCACACAATATGAAAGCCGTCTAGTAGCCGATCAGATCAATGACGAGATGATGAGGCTGTACCCTGTCTCGTGGGAAGCACTGAGGATGTATGAAGAATGAATACTGACGCAGGAATAATCGGAGTAGAGACTGTAGAAGAACACGAAGACGGTTCCGCTACGTATCAGTTTCACATGGACGACAAGTGCAGAAACTTACTGACAGAGGAAGGCTTGAAGCTGGTACTCTACTGCGCAGCCGCCAAGCTGGATATGCAAATAGTCTATGACTTCATAGAAGATCACATTCGAGAGATGTCCGATGGTTAAGATCAAATATATATGCAAGAAGACTGGCGCAGTGTTCGCCTACAAGAACACAACTAAGTCAGTGGCTGATAAAGAAATCAACAATCCCAGACTAACAGAATCCAGACTGGAGATTGAGTCGGTCAAATAATAATAACGTGAGTGGCAAAAATGGCAGACTGCCACAAAGCTATCTGCCATGCCACTTACACTAGCCAAACAGTTATTTATCTAATAATATCAAATAGTTGGCTCCGGCGGTAGGGATCGAACCTACGACCAATTGATTAACAGATGATGTTTAAAATCAATGGCTTATGATATACTTACATTAATACCTGTTAACTTTAAGTGTTTTAATATAGCACTTAATTAGTTGTTGACTAAATTGTTTTTGACGATAAGCTGACGCTGTCCCTGCGAAGGGGCAGTATAACCAACGGACTAGAGATGACCTACTTAGAGCAGTTAGAAATAGTAAAGACTATTAATATCAGAGAGGGGGATACTATAGTAATCCAATGCCCTTTCTGTGGTGGTTATAAGAAGCTAGCAGTCTCTAAAATAGATGGTCAACTAAAGTGGTTCTGTTATAGAGCAAGCTGTAATGGAAGAGGCATATACCAAGGTAGACGATCTCTTCAGTCTTCCAAAGACTATCTAGCAAAAGTATCTAAGACGACTGCTAAGGTTAAACCATTACCAGAGATAACTACTTCAGTAGATAACCATAAACCAGCAATCGACTTCCTGAAGTCTGTGAATAGTCTAGAGGCTTACCAGAACGGATGGATAGATGTACGCTACGCACCAGCCGAAGACCGAGTAATGTTCTACGCAGATAGAGGTGCAGTGGGTAGATGCCTGAAACCCTATGGACCTAAGTGGATGACTTATGGTGTCATCGAAGGCGGTGTACACGTAGGTGAGGGAACTGATGCCGTACTCGTAGAAGACATACCATCAGCCTGTAGTGTGAGTAGACTAGACGGCTACGTAGGTGTGGCAATGCTAGGTACAAACTTGACTTCCACAATAAAGCAGTCAATTAGTTGTTACACTAATAGGTATTTAGTTCTTGACAAAGACGCGAACACTAAGGCACTCAATACAATCAGAAGTAAAGATAAGACCCTAAAGCTGCGACTAACTGAGAAAGACCTTAAATGGCTCACTACAGAACAGATAAACAATTTACTACGGTAAGTAGCGTATTTACGTGGGCCTTTATTACTTGTGGGGGTAATAGGTCTAGAGTAAATCGCAGAAGATCACGTACTAAGGCGGCAGAGCGTCCTATAAAAATGATGACTTATGTGGTGTCATTACAGAATCCCCCTAGCGGTCCTCCGATTCATTCCTTATAGCTGCCAATCACTATCCAGAGGACAACTGGGTTAACAAAAACACCGTCTAGGCCACCAGTACAGACGTTAAAGTTAAAGGAATGGTATAATGAAAGCTAGAGGAATAGCTATAATCGATCTAGAAATTGATGGGGGCTTCCGAGAAGCCGCTGCTGAAGAAGAAGCACTAGAGAAGCTGATACGTGAATACTGTGAAAAGAACCCACGGGTAATTACGTATCAGTGTGAGCTTCGAGAACGCCGAGGTGAGGCTGGTTCTGTAGACCTGAGTAAAATGAAATTCAGAGCCAACTAGTACTACTAACGTAATCAAACTAATTAGCCCCTTCTGCAAAGTTGGGGCTTTTTTTATTTCGCTAATTGGTCTACTATAGCACTCTATTAATTGTTAATGGATAGCGAAGAATGGACCAATCACTTCTTAAAAGCTGCCTTAACCACTCATTCTATGAGGAAAATAAGGCAAAACTTCGAGCATCACTGTTCGACGAGACTATGAAAGATGTATTCGAGACAATTATCTCGATGCACGATAAGTTTGAGAAGGACATTACGCCTCTTGAACTATTTACTTACTGGAAGTCTAAAAATCCTACATCGACGGGTTCGTGGTCGGCTGAGATTGAAGACCTAGTAAATTCTATTTCCAATGCTGATGACATAGACAGTGCCGTAGCTAGTGATGTCATCGAGACACTCTGGCGGCAGCACATTGGTTTAGATATTGCCCAGCTAGGTATATCAATGTCTGAGGGTGATGCCTCTGCAATGGACAAGCTGAATACTCTTTTGGACCGTGTATCAGATGGATACCTACCAGATAACTTTAATGACTACATAGTCACAGACGATATCTACGAGCTATTAGCTACTGTATCAGACGACAATAGATTTAAGTTTAACATCGAGACCCTGAGTAGAAATGTATATGGCATTGGGCGCGGAGAGTTCGGTGTCATTGCAGCATACTCTAACGTAGGCAAGACGGCATTTGCTATTAGCCTATGCGCTGCCCCAGACGGCTTCTGCCAGCAAGGTGCCAAGGTTGGTTACATAGCCAACGAAGAGGTGGGTAAGCGCACTAAGCTACGTGCCATGCAAGCGTTCACTGGTATGACCAAAGAGGAGATGAACTTCGAGCCACAGGCCGCTGCCGCACGGTATGCAGCTATTAGGGACCGTCTTATCTTCGCAGATAGTCAGGGCTGGGATATACAGCAACTCGATGCCTTCCTGAGCCAACAAAAATTTGATGTCGTAATCGTGGATATGGCAGACAAGATCGCACTCACGCAGACATTTAACTCTGGGCATGAACGCCTGAGAGAATTGTACTACCGCCTACGTGAATTAGCCAAGAAGCATAACGTGGCCTTAATAGGTCTTTCACAAGCATCTGCCGAAGCTGAAGGTAAGACACGCCTCACGCCAACAATGCTGGAAGGTAGTAAGGTGGGTAAGGTAGCCGAGAGCGACATCTTAATAGGCTTAGGTAAGATGGATGACAAGGAAAACCCCGACGATCCTTCTCGCTGGATTACGGTGATGAAGAATAAAATCTCAGGGTGGCACGGCACAGTCATGTGTCAGCTAGACCATAAGACTTCGCGCTATGAAGTGTGAAGCCAGATTACCGCCACACATTGAACTACAGGTACGACAATTTGGTGTGATGGCTGAGAAAAAACCACAAGAGGTAGCCGCGAGAGTGCAAGAATATAGACGGCCTACCTTTGACGAGCATGGGGAGCCAGACTTTTGAAGAAACTAGTACTAGACTTAGAGACCACCGTCGAGCGTATAGAAGGGCGCATAGATAACAGCCCGAAGAACCCAAATAACAGATGTGTATCGGCCCACTACGGCTGGTTGTCTGACACGACAGTAGAGGACGTACATAATGACGTATGGTATCACAACGAGAAGCCATATCCTGACGGCATAGATCAACTAAGAGAACACCTCGCAGAAGCTGACCTGCTTATCTGCCACAACGCAAAGTTTGATGTAGAGTGGCTACAGGAAATGGGCTTCGACATACCTGCGCAAGTATTCGACACGATGATAGCAGAGTACTTACTAGCCAAGGGGCAGAACAGAGGTCTGTCGCTGAAGGACAGTGCCATCAGACGTAAGACTGAGAGCATCAAGAAATCAGACCTGATTGATGAGTTGTTTAAGAGTGGTACAGGCTTCGAGGCAATGCCACTAGATACGGTAATAGAGTATGCCGAGGCCGATGTCAGAGCCACTGGGGAGCTATACCTCGCGCAGCAAGAAATCTTCGAGCGTGAACACAATCAGAGCCTAAAGAAAGTAATCCCATTTATGAATGAGATGCTGATGTTTCTATGCGAAATAGAAATGAATGGCGTGAAGATAGACATGGACGCTCTACTAGAGGTGGAAAAGGAGTTTGAAGCCGAGAAGGTAGAACTGGAGAAGCGGCTGAGAGAAATCGCTGAAATGGTTATGGGCGACGAGCCAGTAAACTTTAACAGCGGTATCCACATGACCAAAGTCATCTACTCACGTGAAGTAATAGACAAGGACATACACCGACAGACGTTTAACATATTCACAGACGATGAGGGCAAACCTCTCAGACCACCTTATATGAGTACCAATCAGTTTGTGGATGCTGTTCGCGCAACTACTAGAGTTGTATTCCGTAAGACTGCTCACAAGTGCAGAGACTGTAATGGCATAGGCTCCATTCAGCAATACAAGCAGATCACTCGACAGAAGAATGGTAAGAAGTATCGTATCCAAGGTGACCCCTACAAAAACCGTACTAAATGCAAGCCGTGTAAGGGTGTAGGTGCTATTTACGTATCTACTGGGGAAGTAGCAGGGCTGAAGTTATCTCCAAGCTCACCCTATGACGCTAGTATCAACGGATTTAAGACCGATAAGGAGACTATCCAGTCACTGATACGTCAGGCAGAGCGCAAAAATAAAGATATTGCCGTAGAATTTCTCACGAAACTTTCTCGCCTGAGTGCCGTGTCTGTCTACCTAGATAGTTTCGTCGCAGGTATCAAACGAGGTACACGATCTACGGGTCTTCTCCACGCAAACTTTAATCAGTGCATCGCCTCTACTGGTCGCCTGTCTTCGGGCGGCGGTATGTCATTAAATTTGCAGAACCAGCCTAAGAGAGGATTTCCTGTACGTAAGTGCTTTGTAAGTCGGTTCGAAAACGGTCTGCTTTTAGAAAGTGACTACTCAGGTCTTGAATTTAGAACGGCGTGTGAGTTGTCGCGTGATGGGCAGGGCATTGCCGACATCATCGAGGGTAAGGACATTCACAGACAGACTGCGAGTATCTGCCTACAGAAGTCTCCTGAAGAGGTGAGTAAGGCAGAGAGGCAGGGTCACAAGTGGGCTAGCTTCCAGCCGCTGTTTGGGGGTACGGGCGCAGGTCAACCAGAGCATATCAAGGCATACTTTGACCGTTTCTATGAAATCTACGATGGCATCTACACGTGGCACCAATCTCTTATGACAGGTGCGCTGAAGAATGGCACTGTCGAGACACCATCTGGTCGCCAGTACTTTTGGCCTAACGTCATACGTACTCGAAACAACCGAGTGACCAAGGCTACGCAGATACTGAACTACCCAGTACAGGGCTTCAGTGCAGACCTAGTGCAGTTGGCGTGTATAAGAACTTTTAGGTTATTCAAAGAAAAAGACCTGATTTCAAAGCTGATACTCACGGTACACGATAGCATCGTCGTCGATACTCATCCTGATGAAGAAGAAATCGTCAAAGAAATACTCACAGAGGCGATGACAAAGGTCGGAGAAGAGGCAGAAAAACGATTTAATTACAGCATAGTAGTTCCTCTAGAAATAGAAATAAGTCGTGGGACAAATTGGCTTGATCAAGAGGAATATGCTTGATTGAAGCACTTAACTAATGTATAATGTAAGTCCACTATTGAGGAATTAGTTATGTCAGAACTAGCAGTACAAGAAAATCACTACACAATGGAAGAAATCGCAGCACAACTTGGTGCAGCATCCCAGTCGGGACCGACAATCCCCACTCTTAAAATGAACTATGAACCAGATGATGCCCCGATGGGTGCATTCTTTCTGAAGACTGGTCAGGATCATGTATACGCCACAGAAAACGTGCGTATTCGTGCCTTCAGTAACCATATTCAATACCAGCATTGGGATGATGTAGATGGCTTAGTAAACAAGTCTCTGCTTATTAAAAATCAGCGTGAAGAGGCGCGTGATATGCTGGGTGGCTTTATGTGTGGGATGCCTACATACGAGCAGTCCATCCAAATGTCTCCTGAAGAGAAGGAGAAATATAAGGGTATGGACCGATATCGTGTAATCCGTGGACTAATTACGTACACAGGCACCACTTCACAGGGCCAAGAGGTAACCATTGAAAACCAGCCATTTAAGCTGGAGACTAAACGTAAAAATTATGGACCGTTTTATCACGATGTTATGAAGCGTTTACCGAATGGTATGAACCTATGGGACTTCGAGAGTATTTTGTCTACGGACAAGAAGAAGAACTCTTATGGTAAGACGTTCTACGTAATGCGCTTTAACCCACAGTTTGCAAACCCGCTGCCAATGGACCAGATGACGTATGATAGTCTTGCCTACGTCACTAAGTTGGTGACTGATGAGAACGCTCGTATCAACCAAGCCTATAAAGAGGCATTGAATATTGAGCGTGAGGTCGGAGAGGCCGCAACAATAGTAGACAAGGTAGAACAGGCTCTAGACGCAGACGTAGCATAATGGGCGTTGTAGAGAATATGTCTAATGAGGTGTACCACCAACAAGGTGGTATATCCTCTTCGGCGGTAAAGACAGTATTTAAAAAGTCAGTGGCTCACTGGAAAGGTGAGAAGCGGAAGACATCTGCGGCATTCGACTTGGGTACGGCGGTCCACGCTCTATTGCTAGAGGAAGACCGTGACCTAGTAGTAAAGGGACCAAAGACCCGCAACTCCAAGGGCTTTAAGGAATTACAGGAAGACCTAGAACAAGATCAGGTACTACTCACGGAAGTAGAGTACCACGTGGCTAATCGTATGGCGACAGAGACTTTAAAGAATAAGGTCTGCCACGATGCCCTGAGACACAAGGATCGAGTAAACGAGGTCAGTATCTTTGCCGAGTGTGAAAACACAGGTCTGATACTCAAGACGAGACCTGACCTGTACATACCCTCTGAGGGAATTGTCTACGATATTAAGACCACACAGGATGCAAGCCCAAAAGGTTTCGCCTCAGAGTGCTGGAAATATTCGTATCCAATCCAAGCAGCCTTCTATCTTTACGTATGTAATCTTGGCGGTATCGAGGTGGATCGCTTCCACTTCATAGCGGTGGAGAAGTCTGCTCCCTACGTAAGTCATATGCACGTAGTCAGCCCTGAGTTGTTGGTCAGGGCTACGGAGCAAATGCACAAGACTTTGGAGATTATTAAGGAAGCAATCGACAAAGAGGACTTTGGCACAGGGTGGGGCGAATATAGCCTCTTAGAACCCCCTAAATGGCTATAAAAACATCCAGTGCCAAGGCGAAGGGCCGACGACATCAGCAATGGGTTAGAGACCGCATTCTCGCTCTATTCCCAAGGCTGCTCCTCCCTGACGATGTCAGAAGCACTTCGATGGGGGCTGGCGGTGAGGACATTCAGTTAAGTCCCGCCGCCAGACGCCTCTTCCCATACTCTGTAGAGTGCAAGGCTTTTAAGAGTTTCGCCATCTACAAAGTTATGGATCAGGCCGCTGAGAACTGTCCGAAGGGAGCGGAGCCAGTGGCAATTATTAAAGGTGATCGCCAGAAACCCTTGGCTGTCATGGACGCAGAACATTTTTTTAAATTAGCAGGAGCAAAACGTGACAGAAGACCTACCAGAAAATAGCATAATGCTAGTCATTAGCTTGGATGAAGAAGCTGAAACGCTCTCCATTACCTCTGCGCAGCACACTAGTGAAGACTTAGACCCAGAACAAGCTCAGACACTTGTAGACATCTACAATGGCCTCTGCCTAGTCCTAGACGGTGGCATGGATTACCTACGCTTTGTAGGCGGTATTCTGAGCAAACTGGAAGAATACAATAATTCGGAAATAGACTTCGAGCCAGACGACGAACTTCTGGAAGCTATTGCAGATGCTAAAGTAGTTAAATTTCCAAGGAAGCTACACTAATGCATTCAAGAAATAGAATGAATGCTGATAGCTATGTAACTCCAGATATGGTGGAGAAGCCGCCACACTACAACGGTAGCCATATCGAGTGCATCGACGCAATGGAAGCTATGGCAGAGGGCTGCGATATCCCTAGCCACGAAGCCTATTGCTGGCAGAACTGTTTCAAGTACCTCTGGCGGTGGCCCTATAAGAATGGCTTAGAAGACCTGAAGAAGGCGCGTTGGTACTTGGACCGATTAATAAAAAAGGTCGAGGAAAACCAACATGATTTCAAAGGATGATATCGTGGCATTTGAGTATTATGACCACGACAATGAATTAATAAGAGATTCAAATACTTACCTAAACAAGACACCGCTGAATATGGTGGAGCAGTTTGCTCGTATATACGGACAATCTACGGGCCATACTTGGGAGAAGGGTAGCAACAAGGATATGCTGCGCTTCAATCTTCTGGATGAGGAATTTCAGGAAGTAGCAGATGCAAATACACCTGAAAACCTACTGAAGGAATTAGCTGATCTTGTCTACGTAACATACGGTTTCGCAGCCACATTCGGCTGGGATTTAGACGAAGCAGTTCGTCGTGTCCACGCATCCAACATGAGCAAGTTGGGTAGCGATGGGAAACCAATCTATCGGGAAGACGGAAAGGTATTAAAGGGGCCACATTACGCAGCCCCTGACTTAAAAGATTTAGTTTGAGGAGCAAATCAATGATAAAAAACGAATACGGACCAACCCTATCAATTTCTGAGGAAATTCATGCCCAGAAGTACAGGTCTGAGGGGGAAACTTTCCGCGAGGCTATGACACGTGTAGCCGAAGCATTGAAAGATAATGAATCTCATTTCAATAACTTTCGAAATATTCTATATAACCAGCGTTTCCTGCCAGCGGGTCGAGTACAGTCTGCTATGGGCGCACCCCGCCGCGTAACTCCATATAACTGCTTCGTTTCTATGACTATCGAGGACAGTATGGAAGGTATTATGCAAGCCGCACGTAACGCAGCCAAGACTATGCAGCTTGGTGGTGGTATTGGCTATGACTTCAGTACTCTACGTCCACGTGGCGCACTCATACGCAGCCTAGACAGCCGCTCCAGTGGCCCAATGAGCTTCATGGGCATCTTCGACGCAATCTGTAAGACAATTAGCTCTGCAGGACACCGTAGAGGCGCACAGATGGGTGTCCTACGTGTAGACCATCCAGATATTGAGCAGTTTATTCGCGCAAAGAACAACAGCACTGAGCTTACGCAGTTTAACATCTCAGTTGGCGTGACAGATGCGTTTATGAAGGCAGTCAAAGAGGATGCTGACTTTGACCTAGTCTTTGAAGGCCGTGTCTATAAGACAGTTTCTGCACGTGCATTGTGGGATGACATTCTACGTAGTACGTGGGACTGGGCAGAACCGGGAATCCTGTTCATTGACCGTATTAATCGCAAGAACAACCTACACTACTGTGAGAAGATTGCCGCTACAAACCCATGCGGTGAGCAACCTCTACCGCCAAACGGTGCGTGTCTACTAGGCTCATTTAATTTGGCTAAATACATAGTAGAGCATGACGGCAAGTATGTGTTCAATATGAACCAGCTACGTAACGACATCCCTCACGTAGTACGTGCAATGGACAATGTAGTAGACCGTGCAACATATCCGCTGCCAGAGCAGGAGCAGGAAGCTAAGAGCAAACGCCGTATGGGGCTGGGAGTTACTGGCGTAGCTAATGCCATTGAGGCATTGGGCTTTGAGTACGGCAGTGAGCCTTTCCTACGTACCCTAGAAGAGATTATGGGGGTTATTAGGAATGTGGCGTATCGTACTTCTGTGGAATTGGCTATTGAGAAGGGTCCGTTTCCTCTATTTACTCAGGCATATCTTGGCTCTGAGTTTGCTACTACTCTGCCTCACGATATTCGTGATCTCATTAGCCAGCACGGTATTCGTAACAGTCATCTTCTTTCTGTTGCTCCGACAGGAACTATCAGCCTGTCAGCCGACAACGTATCCTCTGGGATTGAACCAGTCTTCTCACATTACTACGATAGAACTATCCAGACCTTCGACGGCCCTAAAGTAGAGCGGGTAGAAGATTATGGCTACCGTGTGTTTGGTGTGAAGGGCAAGACAGCCGACGAGCTATCAGTGTTTGACCACGTTAAAGTTCTTAACGTAGCCTCTCGCTATGTAGACAGTGCCTGTTCTAAGACCTGCAACGTAGGAGACAACATCTCTTGGGAAGAGTTCAAGGATGTCTACATGAAAGCCTACGAAGGTGGGTCGTCTGGATGTACAACTTTCAGAGCTTCAGGTAAGCGGTATGGTATCCTGAATGCAGCCGCTTCAGAGGATATTGCCGAAGAGCCACAGACTGAAGAAGACAACTTCATTGAAGAGGGTGGGGCGTGTTATTTTGACGTAGCCACTGGCCTGAGAAAATGTGAATAAGCAATAAAATAGCCCACAGATCGCTTGACCTATGGGCTTATTTTTTGTTAAAATACTAGCGAATGAGGTCGAGATTGGTCCACCTTGTTCGTTGGTTGAGACCCCTGCCAGAGATGGTGGGGGTTTCTTTATTTAAGGAAACAAATCCATCATCTGATCATCGACTGTCACCGTAGGACGTTCATCCTGTTGAGTTGCTTCGCTCAAGGCAGAGGACGTTGCTATAGGGGCTTCCGATGCTCTATTCACAATTCCTCTGCCTGTCGCCGTAGCTGCTCCTACAGTTACGTCCTTGGCGAGTTTACCAGCTTTCTGCGTCTTGCTGAGACCTTTAAACTCAGAACCATACTTGATCATAAACTCTTTGACACTGTCCAAGGCACCGCGTCTAATATCTGGATTATCTTGGATGGCACCTTTCAGTACTCTTGGTTGGAGCATAAGGATTTTCATCTGCTCCAGTTTGTTCCCCATTGGCAGTCCAGCTACGAGTTTCTTGAATGCAGCCGAACCGATAGCCGCCGCCTGTAGCTGTGAGCCTTCGCCCATACCAAACATAGCACCGAAGTTAGCACCGAAGATACGAGCGGTGTTACTGACTATGTCACTGGCTGGCTTGACTACTTCATTAAACTGGGCAGGGGTCATTGTGCTACGTTGAATACGTAAGCCCTCTTGAATTAGCTGACCAATGTTGCTGATGTCTTCAGAGCCAATTACGCCTTGCTGCTCCATAATCTCTAAGATGCTGAGGTCGTCGGCCCGTCCACTCAGTGGTCGAGTAAGCTCAGTAGTTAGCTTGAAGAAGTCTGGGTTATCATTAGCATCTCTAGCACCCTCAAATAGTGTGTCGATGGTAGCCATGCGCAAGTCTCTGAGCGCATTCTGATCACCCATAGCCTCGTTAGCTAACTTAACGTAATCGTCTACGGGCTTGTTGGAGTTGAGTACCTTACCTATAGCTTCTGGTAACTTACCAGTCTCTGCTATCGCGCTAAACTGCTTAAATATTTCGTCTGCAGTTCTCTGCGCATCTAGTAGGCTAGTGAGTTCCGCTCTAAAATTAGGGAAACCCTCTAGCGCGTCTGCATTCTCAGTAGCAGACATAAAGTTCTCTAGTTTAGCTGTGTCAATAGTTCCGTCTGTATTACGCAGTCTAGTGACCGCACCTCGTAAGAACTGTTCCTGAGCATTAGACATACGAGGGGCAAGCTCTACAGGAGTAGTGTCATCAGGGAATGCTACTGACGTAGTATCACCGCCCTCATTTAGCTGGAAGTCGTCTACTGGTTCAGCTTCTGGTGAGGGAGCTTTGGGATCGAAGTATTCTTCTCCCTGTGGACCACGATACTGGTCGAATGCTTGCGCCCTGCGTCTGGCCTCTTCTGCCAAATCCATTCTACCATCAGCTTCCATCTTATTAGCAAATCGGAATAGTAGTTCAGCCGCCTGTTGGGCCTGACTTAGTTCACCCTCTGCAGGACGATCAGTTGGACTCATTCTCTGAGGATCGGGCGTAGTCTTCGTAGAGGGTAGGGTGGTGCTTGGGGCAGTAAGCTCCGCTGGCATGGTAATGTCATTAGGCTCCGCGCCAATACCCCTAGCAAACTTATCGAACTCTGCCTGAAGTTCCCGCTCCTTTAGGTCATTGACCCGTGGCCCCATAGTGTCTGAAAACTCTGTAGCTCCACGCATTTCAGATAAGTTCTGTGCGCGATTAATTGGAGTACCAGCTAGAGCGTTTTCTAGTACTTGTTCAGGACGCATGGCAGTGCCACCTGTACCTACGGTACTAAGGGCATCCATATTGAAGTAGCGAGTAAAGCGTTCATGCTTTAGACTGCTAAATTTACGTGCAGTTTCTACAGCTTCACCACCAATTTCGTAGGGGATAGCATTTAGTGAGTCTACGGAAGCATTGGCAAGCTCGTCAAAGATACCCGCTCTGGTAAACTCAGACTTATCAGCCGCTTCTCTGGCAGCTTCCAGCATACGAGACCTAAATCTACGAACTTCTGCCACTGATAACGTACCCTCACGGGCTTTTATGGCAAAATTATTAATTGCAGCGTCTAGTTGCCCACCGCCAGCGATAGTCTCGCCGTCTAGAAGCCGCGTCCTGCGCATCTCTGAGATTGTTCGATCTACATTAGAGGCATCTACTTGTAGGCCGTCATCAATACGTCCATACAAGTAATCTTCCATTTCAATGATATTTGCTCTAGCCTCGAATAGAGTTTGCTGGGCGACTTTAGAAGCCTCAGTCTGGCGCATATCAGGTGATAGATTTGTTAACCTAGCATTTGCCTCGTCTTGTGCCAATTTGATACGTGTGTCTAATATGTTTTGGAAGTAGCGTTCACGTAGAGTATCGGCTGCGAACTGGTTACCTGCTCTGGCAAGACGCTCAGATGTAGCCAAAATTTGGGAAAGTGCTGTATTAACCTCTTCGGCTACTGCAGCGGAAAAGTTTATACCTTTATCAGAGCTACCACTAATTAGTCCGTTCTGTATAGCTACTAGTGTAGGGTTATCGGTAAGAGTACCAGCGGGTAAGTTTACTCCGTCTACTGGGCTGGCATCTCCCAGCGCAAGAGAGGTCTCTAGGTCTTGGATAATACGCTCTGGAGTGTGTGCGTCAGCCGCCTCAGTAAGACGGTCTGCTAGGGCAGTATCCCCCGCGTCAGTAGCCGCCTTAGCTTGATCTAGGAGTACCTTACGCTGTTGCTGCGCAGCTAGTAGTATGTCATTGACTGCACCCTTACGAGCGGCCCCATCGCTGAAGCCAGCTACTAAATCTTCTAGTGTCTTACTGGTAGCGTCTGCAATTCCACCAACTCTAGAAGTGGCAGAGGCAGCATTACCGCCTACTAACGCACCTAAGAACTCTGCTCCCATTTGCGCCCAAGGGTTATCTCCCAGACCAGCCTTCTCAATAAACGCAGTCAGTCCAGCCGCACCCGCTGTGGCACCGCCTTCAATATTACGAAAGCGAGTAGGGTTCTGAGCAGCTTCTTTTATAAGTGGATTAGTAAGGCCAATACCTGCCTTAGCAGTCTTTAAAATAGCAAAGGCTGGAACAAGGTTTTCAGTGACTACACGACTAACGCCAAACTGTGCGCGGTATTCTTCTGGCACATTCTCCCTAGTGACGTAGGTATTCTCGCCAAGAACCGCATTACCTATATTTCTTATATTTTGACTACTGCCCAGAGGCGCGGGATTACCTCCTACTACAAAGTCTTTTGGGTCTGTGCTTAGATAAAACTCTGGGTCATAATTAGGGGAGTTGGGATCGTCCACGCCTTCGGGAGCATTAATGCTAGCCAGCTTGTTTACTCCCTGTCGGAATAAACTCTCACCAGACGTTAACCCCATGTTAACTAAATCGACGGGTAGGCCAAGAAGGTTTGTAGCTGCAGTACCAACACCCTTAACACCAGCCTTAACGCCGCTATCAATGCTAGTATCAATAGTATTACCAGACATAATGAAGTCTAGTAGGGCAGTAGGTGGGACACCATCTTGAATAGCTGGGGCCAAGTCGAATGGCTTACCATCCATGTTAAAGGCAGTACCAGCCTGACTGACGATGTCATTGAAAATAGCTTCGTCGCTCTCTCCAGAGTTACGCCGCTGTTGGATTTTGGCTAGGTCTAACTCTCCAGAAGTCTGTTGCTCTTCCTCGGCAGCATCTCCAAAGGGGTTATCTTCTACAGCCTGATCGCCAAATGGATTTTCTTCAGCCATATTATTTACCTTATTTTTTGGTGTAGGTCTTGCCGTTGTGGATAAACTTTTCGCCAGATTTTAAGCTCTTAAACTTTGGATCGTCTGGGCCAGAGACAACTGGAAGACTTGTATCAGTGGTAGTAGTACCGCCAGAAGACTTAAAGACGCTGTCTGTAACACCTGCAGGGGCGTTTTGCTCTCCCTCGATGTTTTTAACAATAGTGTCATATAATTTTGCTAGAGGCCGTAGAGAGTTAAGAGCTACATTAGCCTTACTTACCGCTGCAGTGTTTACGTTGGTAGCGTTGGCATTAGCTTCTTGCTGTATAACTGCTTCATCTAGTAGAGCCTTAATGCCTTTAAATCGACGAAGTGCTTCAGGTTTACCAATACCTAGTTTACCTGTCTGGGGAAGTAGGGTTTCGATTTCGGCCTTTAGGGTAACACTGTCTCGTAGACCTGCAAATCCTGAGATGATGTTAAACTTAGTAACCTTACCAAGTGCGTTGACTACGGTAGTGGCTTCCGCTGCATTCTCCATTGGAGTAGTGCCGACCAAGCCACCAAGCACGTTAACAATCTTACCTGTAAATCCTTCAGGTCCGAAGGCTGCAGAGACATCATTAAGCTCAGTAATACGCCCCTCAAACCCTGCAGCTTTAAGTGCCTCTTCCGCTTCTTGTGCTGCAGTCTCTAACTCTTGCTTTTCTTCTTCGCTTAGACCCGCTGTATTAATTCTAGTAGAAGCCTCATCTACGGTCTCAGTACCACCGATTTCACTCTGTTGGTTTGTGGCTGTATCGACGATGACTGGTCTGCCGAAGCCGTCACTAGTAACCTTAATAGTACCATTGACGATACCCAAGGCGCGTTGACGGTCAATACCGCTCTCCACTAGAGCCTCTACCTTAGCCGCATCGTCCATGCCAGCTACAGTATTTAGAGAGCCTTCGATAATTGGCTTGGTAGTATTAAACCACTCAGTAGCCTCTTTGCGCTCTGCTTCGTCGTCAGATAGCAGCATAGAACCAAACTTAATTAGGTCTGCAGTGTAGTTTGCGGATGTGTAGCTCTCCTGCTTATCCTTGACTGCCTTACTCTGCTCTTCCCAATTACGCTCAAATTCAGCTAGCTTGTTGCGGTAATCTTCGCCCTGTAGATCGGAGACACCTTCTTCTTCCATGAAGCTCTGTAGAGCGGCCTGTTTAGCCGTAAGCATCTGACCGTGGTTAGCTGGCTTGACTGGGCTGTAGCCTTGTTCTGTATACTTATCTAGATCAGCCTGAGAAGTTACCTGCACCTCTGCACCATTCATGTACAATGTCTGCTTAGTAAAATCTTTTTCCTCGGCAGGTTTAACTGCAGACCAGCCCTCGGCTACTGCTTGGTTCTCTTCCTCTTGTGATGTTACCGTATACTCTGCACCATCTTTATATAAGGTACGCTTAGTGTATTTTTCTGAAGGAGCAGGTTTAATAGCAGAGAAACCAGCGGCAATAGCAGTATTTAGCTCGTCTTGCGAGAATACCTGTTGTTCTTCGCCAGTATCCGCATTGTATACAGTGCGCTGCTTAAATTCTGTAGCGTCTGCAGGTTTTTCACGGCTCCATCCTTGTCCAGTATAGCTATCTTCTTCTGCCTTATTAAAGACTTCAACTTGTGCGCCGTCTTTATAAAGAGTACGTTTAGCGTAATCGCTTGTCTCCGCTCCCTTAACAAGACTAAAGCCCTGTGCCAAGTATGCGTTCTCTTCAGCTTCAGTACGAGCAATGACTTCACTACCGTCCGATTTATAGAGAGTTGTAGGTGTATATGCTTCAGGATCAGTCAGTGATGCTTTTCTGCGCTCAAGTAAGGCACGGCGGTCTGCCGTAATTGATTGATCAGACAGTTCATATCGAACTTCTGCTAAATCCATTTCAAGCGGGTCTTTACCACGGGTAGCCCCAAACTCAATACGGCCTTCAGAAGACAGATTATTGATACGCGCACTCTCAGCCTCAAACGGGCCATCGCCTTGGCGTAGCTGCCCTAGATCATTCATTTGCTGATCGATGTCTGCCTGTGGCGTACCCTCTACGTAACTAGAAGACTGCTTCATAATAGCGTCTAGGTCTGCAAACCCAGTAATTCCTAGGTTAGTGACCACACTACGGACGGCATTCTTATTGTCCTCGGTTACATCATAACCCTTAACAGTCAAATAGCCGTTAACCAGACGCTCCTGAGCCTGTACCTTTTTATCTTCTTCGCGCTGCGCCTTGGCAATTGAACGGGCATTGGCGCGGGCCTCTCGCCGCTTCTCCAATTCCTCTTGGCGTTTGGCCTCGTCCTGTCTACGTATACCAGCGGCTATTTGGTCGGCAAAACCTGAGAAGTAGTCCCGTGGCTCCTTGTAATTACCAGCGGCAATATTGGCACGTACTTTTGCAGCCTCACTACGAAAGCTCATCTTCAGGCTCCTCTTCTGTTACTTCGCCTAGCATAGCCGCTTGCTCTTCAGGACTAGCCACCATGTCGCTTGGTTCAGGCATTGACATGAGACCTCGGTTAGCGGCCTCCTGCACCATAGATTGTTCTATATCACCAGTCGCCTGTTCCTCTGGATCATCAATAGACATTCCAAGAGAAATCTTGAGTAGGGTAGGTGTAATTGCTACGCGGTCCTTGTCCTCAATACCCATCTCATACTTGATGTCTACGTCCTTAGCGGAAATCTCAATGTAACGGGCTAGGGGGCCAGCGCAGAGTATGGCTAGGTCTATGCCTATCTTACCCTTGCTCACGGCCTGTAGGAGTATGGTAGTTACAATAGTAGTGATGTGAGCGTCTATGCCCAGCATAGCGAAGACCAGTTCCTTCTTCTCTGGCTCATCAATTTTATCAATCAAGTAGCTGACTGCTTCGTCATAATCTACAATATCTGGTGGTCGGTGCCACGCATAGTTGCGGGTGTCTGACAAATAGTTTGCACCGGGAATTGGAGCATTAAGCCTCATCTTCTAACTCCTCTTCCTTCTCAATTGTACTGTCAGTCTTCTCGTCTAGAAGTTCTTCTTCTAAGTCGTCAAAGTACTCAGGGGTAAAAAACACGCCGTCTGGCTTCAGGGCTGCAGTGTCCTTGAGCAATTTGCCCTTCAGAAACTGCTTGATAGATTTCTTTACTGCATCATCAAACGTCATTGCTTATCATCCCGTAATTAACCATGAGGTATCCATGTTCACCTTCTATGACGGCCTCTGGGTGGGTTTTCTGTACTTCTTGGGCTAGTACGCCGAATGTCGGGTATTTATCTGCGCCAATGCGCTTACCTTCTTCATTCCAGTCCCAAGTGTAGAAGTTAACACCCTTCAACGTATCGTAGTGCTGGATGTTCTCTTTCAGGCGTACATCAGATAGACCCTTCAGGAAGTCCACAGCCCACTTAGAACCTGAGCTAGAGCCTAGGAATGCGCCACCAATTGTCAGTAGCCCTTCCATAAATCCGCTACCGCCCTTCTGCCCAGACTGAGCTTGCATCTGCGCTATTAGTAGACGTAGTTCACGCTCTTGATCATTGTCGGATGTCTTCCAGATGTAGTCTAACAGGTTGTCTGCGTAGTCCCACAACTCGGCTTGCTGCTCTGAGGTGAGGTCTAGGGCAGACTTAACGTCAGTAGTGTACGCATCGAACTCAGCTTGGAAGGTAGTAGTCTCTACAGTCTGTCGCCACTTAGCATTTGCCAAGTCGATCTGGTACTGCATCTCAGCTACAAACTTCTGGCGGTCATTGCGGATGTCTGCGTTAAACTGTGCAGCGTCATTGATCTCGCCAGCATTGAACTTCAGTAGTGCGTTAATCTCAGAGGTATTGTGCCGCTGAATATTCACAGCAAGTTCATCATAGAACTTCTGCATATCGTTGGCGACTTCTGCGCCGAACCTACGAGCTACGTTGGTAGCATTAGTGTTATCAAACAATGCCTGAACGAGTGCTTGCTTGTTAATTACTTCTGCCTGTTGCTCATTAGACAGGTTGGTCAGGTCCATCTCTAGGAAAGCCTTGGCATTCTGCACGGCTGCTTGTGAGCGTACATCCAAGTTAGCCAACTCAATCTGTGACAAGACCTTGGCCTTATTGATAATGGCTTCCTGCTTATTGTTCAGGTTCTCTACAGTCAGTGTCTGGAAGAAGGTGGCTTCCTTCTCAGCTACTCCCATCATAGATTCCATAATAGCATTAGACATTGCAGCGGTTGCCGCCGTACCTGAGATACCGTTGAAGCTAATGGAACGCATGACATCGCGGTTAACCGCTTGCGCCCAAGGTGGGATAATTGGATTACCGTTAGCGTCTTTAAATTCAGCCGCAATAGTCTTCATCTGCCAGACTATGGATGTCTTGGCATCTACAAACTCTTTACCTTCGCGTACCAGCTTATCAGCCAGTAGCTTACCTGCAGTAGTACTGGTGTCGATGACTTTGGAGAGGTCTACGTTAGCCCAGTCGTTGAGTGCAATACCCAGTTCGTTGGCAGTGCCATCTGCATTAACGCCAGTAGCGGCACCAGTAACGTCAATAGTGTACTTATCCGCGTCTACTAAGTTCTCATCTCTGATCTCACCTGTGACTGGGTCCACCATCTCATTGTCTGTGAGATTAGCCATTTCTGGATCGTAGGTAGTACCAGTCTTACCCTCTACATCGTCTACAGTCGCTATGTCTTCGTTGGCTACGGTATTAGGGTCGTAGCCCTCATTATCACCGAGCGAGTAGTTAGGGTCATTAGGATCAATGTTCGTACCCTCAGCGTCAGCGTCTAGGGTAGGGATCAAGTCAGACAACTTCATTCCACGGTCTTCGAGGAACTTCATAGGGTCTGCGATGATGGCGTTTGCTTCTGCAGCATTTGTCACAAGACCTGCAGCCTTAGCCATCTCCACAATCTGATCTATGTTAGTAGTATCCCCAGAGCCGCCATCTGACGGCTGTGAGTTGTCCTGCTCTTCCTGTAGAATGCGGTCTGCATCGTCGTCATTACCCTGCGCACGTTGCTCTGCAGCCATGATCTTGTATTTACTGGTGGACTGGTCGTAGCCTTCCATACCGGGAAATAGTCCATTGGCATCCTCTTTCAGAGAATCCATGACCTTCTGCTCACCGTTAATGTCTACGACTTTGACTTCGTAGGGCAGTCCCAAGAAGTTATATGAGTAGGACATCTCCCCGTTATTGTAGACTTGGCGACCATCTACTACGGAACCTTTCTTAATGTCTTCCTCTGGGTCTAGGTTGTTTGCCCATCCAGAGATTGTACCAATGATACCTACTGGCGAGGCAAATCCTAGAAGTTTAGAAATACCAGATGGAGCCGAACCCGCTGGTACAAAGTCTTCATTTGTACCGCTGGATGTTATGTTCTCAGAATTAGTACTCTCACTATTAGCCGAACCTGAGTAGACGGCCTTGCCAGAGTTATCACTCCCATAACCGCCAGAGCTGTTTTTTTCAACTACTTTACCAGCATTACTACCTGAGTCGTAGGTAAGTGTACCGCCTACGTATGAAGCACCATCATTAGGGGTAAACGTATTAGCTACGCTCTCAGTAAAGCTATTGCCACCGCCAAATGTATCTGACCAAAAGCCCATTATAGTTTACCCTTCTCTGTTTCACACGCACGAATACGGTCCCGCAACTTTGCGTAGTCTGCTATTGCCATTGGGATTGTCGTGTAGTCTTCAGGTAACGCATCTAGCTCAGTGGCTAACTCTTCGTTCCATTCTGTTGAGTATTGTGAGATTGGTGGACAATAAACGTCCAGCTTGGTCCTATAGACCGCTCCCGCGCAACCTGTCAGTGAGAGACTTACGATCATCAATATTATCGTCTTCATGCTCTGCCATCGCTTTGTAAAAATCAGTCGCCTTTTTTTGCGCCTGTAGATCGTCCTTCAGGACTTTATTCTTCTCATTAGCTGCCCCACGCACCTTTCCCATTACGTAAATAATAGGCAGGGCTAGGGCCAATGCGCCAATGATGTAACTCTTAATCTTGCCGAAGATAAACATCAGTGGATACCTTCTTTATTGTCCTTGTATCGAGCGTATGCTGCCAAGGCGATGCCGCCGATAGCACAGATTAAGAAGATGGTTTTGAGGCTGTCTGCGTAGGGAACTAGCCCCTGTAGCTCACCTGCTACCTCATTAAGACCCGTAGCCGCACCCGCAAGTCCTACACCTGCCATAGTCTTAGACTTGGTTAGGGGCTTGGGATGCTCTGCCGTAGGCTTCTGGGGCATCTCAGGACCACCCTCGTCGGAGGGTAGCTGGGCATCACGACTAAAGATTGCTGCCTCTGCAGCGCGGCGACGAGTAAGCCCACGAAGGGGCTGTAGCTTGCCGTCTACTCTGGCCTTGTTCCAGCGCATGATCTGCTCTGGGCATTCGTCGTAATTTCCGCTGTTCAGACGCTTTAGCAAAGTTGATGACCTGAACGCCCCGCCGCCTAAGTTGAATACGAAGGATGTCAGCGCATCGAACTGTCCTTGGGTCAGTGGCACGTTAACAGACTTCTTAACTATCTTTGCGTGTTCGTTAAGATCATCTATTAGACGCTGCTCTGCCTCTGCCACGGTACACTTCATACCAGAGCGAATACCCTTAGTTGCGCCATATCCTAGCGTCCACTTTCCAGCGGGGCAGCGATATGCGTGTACTAGGCCATCGTCCTTTAGCTTGTGTAATCCTTCAAACTTCTTAACGAGTTCAATACAGTCTTTTGATACTGAGGTTGGGTGCATTACTTATCCTGTCGTTGCATAAGGCGATGCGAAGCCAGTATTAGGTGTATTGGCTGACATCGCTGGGCTTAGGTTGCCCATTGATACGTTTGCTCCCTGACGCATATTTAGTTGAGATAGTCTATTCAGGCTCTGATTGATGTTTAGAACCTGATCCCCTATACGGTTGCCTCCCGCATCGAAGGCTCTTAGCAGTAGGTTACCGTTATCATCTACTGCGCGTGAAATTGATGTACCATTATCCGAGATGCTGTTCTGGATCAGGTTACCTTGGTCGTCGAATGCCTGACCCAACTCGCGGAACTCGTTACGCATATTAACGTCTAGATCAGTCTGCTCTGCAGCAATCCGAGACAAGTCACGTGCCTGAGTATCCAGCTTCTTATCCTGTGCGCTGAAGCCAGATGCAATTGCACGTAGCTCTGTATTAGTATTTGCTTCAGCACTGTCGAAGCGTTGGTCAATCTGTCCGAGTAGGGAGCGTTCATACTGCTCCGCATTATCCAGCATAGTGCCTACGTTCATCTGCACTGCACTAATCTCGTTGCCGTTAGCATCCAGCTTACGCTCAATGACGTTGCCTTGGTCATCCATAGCACGGCTAATTGTATTACCCTGCTCGTCGATTGCGTTGGCAATGAGGTTACCGTTCTCATCGAAGGAGTTGGCGAGTGTCTGGTATTGCTGCTTAGTCTCAACACCAATTGTGTCTGCAGTAGTCTGAATAAGATCACGAACATTACCGAGGCGAATGGACAAGGCTTGCTGTGCAGTCTGGTCTGCTAGAGAAGCCTCTGCGAAGCCAGTGCCTACGTCACTACCTAGTTGCTGGAACCCAGTATCAATGCCAGTACCCAGAGTACCAATCTGTTGAGCCAAGTTGGTCTGCCCCTGAGCAGCCGCCTGAGCAAAGTTACCCAAGTCCTCACGCAGACGATCAGTCTGGTTAGCCTGTGCCGTTGCGAGGTCTGCGCGAGTTTGTTGCGCCAGTTCCGTATCCTGACCGTAACGATCTACGTAGGTGTCGAAGCTAGACTTAAACTCGTCTTGTCCAGCTTGTAGATTGTCTTGGTTAGCCATCATCTGAGTTGCATAGGTATCTGCAGTAGATGACATAGTGTCTAGGCTACCCTGCAGGTCACCCTGACCGCCGAGGATATTA